TGTCAGTCGTGAGATCGTCGAGTTCTTCAAGGCGAATAAGGGGATCGGCCACACGAAGGCCCTGACCGATGGCGCCGCTTCCACTCGTGCGAATTTCATCGTCGCTTCGGAGGCGGAGGCGAAGAGGAAGCTGCGCGGCGTAAGCGGCCGAAAGCTGATCTGCCTGGCGGAGATCGAGGCGGGCCAGTTGCGTGAGTCGTTCGTGCAGGGCTGGCCGATGGTGATCGACAACGGGGCCGTGACGGCGCTGCTGACGGCCCTGCTCGATGAGATCGGCAAACTGACCAAGGCGAAGGCGGCGAAGAAGGCGGAGAAGGAGCCCAGCGGCCAATGATCGCATTTGCCCGGCATCTCGCTCAGCAGTGCCAGCCCCAGGTTGCGGCCAGGGACACCGGGTGCGTGTTCCCGCACGGGGTTCACGGGGACGTTCGGGTCCGACTGCTGACGGACAATCCCGAGAAGGCGGCGGCCTGCGGACGCAGACTGCACGAGTGGGGCCTGCCCCTGATCCCCGAACTGATCGCCATGCCTCGCAAGCAGGGGGTGATCGCACTGGACCTGGCGGCCCGGCCGGTGTACTACCGGGAGTTGGGGCGAATGGGGCCCCGGCAGGTCCGGTTCGGCGGGGACGGCCTGGTGCTGGAGACGATGGACGTAGAGGACCTCCGGCGGTTCGCACGGTGGTACGACGAGAAGGCCAGGGCGGCCGCGCGGGCGAAAGCGCCCGAGACGCCGTCGCTGGCAGCAATGGCGGACGCTGGCGAGATCGAGACGTTCGATGCAGGATAGACGATGAATCGAAGAGGGTTCGTTCAAATCATGATCGGCGGGATTGTGGCGCTCCTGCGTGGCCGCGAATCGAAAGCCGCGACCGTTCGCCCGGCCGACCAGAAGTACATTCATGGGGATGTCGTGCGGGTTGTGGGCGCCAACGGCACGAGTACGTGGTGGGCGGATCGGCATATCGGAGAACTCAGGCGCATTCGAGGGAGTTTTCGGGACCTGTACGGCGACCCGGTCTATCGACCTCCGATTGGAGCGCCTGGAAACGGCCCGAGAGCGAAGGCATTCTGCGATGCTCACCGGCAGCAGTACGAGCATTCATGCCGCGATTATTCCTGCACGAATCTTGATGGGACCGGCGCGTCTTCCTGGTGGAATGAAGAATGCTTCGAGCCTGTGAGACTTGTATGGACCGACCAATGAAAGAGCACGTGGCGTAAGATCGCCAACGAATTCGGGCAGTAGGCGGAGTAGCTACCGCTTAGTGCCGTAACCACGAAAGGCCCGTTACGGGGGTCTGAGTCGGACGAACCGATTCAGGCCCCCTTTTTCGTTGGCTTGGACACATAGATGAGAGCAGAACTCGTAGCCAACCTGTTGAATCGGCACAAGCGGATGGTGGAGGTCCGCGACTCCTGCGAGGACGCCATGCAGGCGGCGTTCAACTACGTGAACCCTCGCCGGTACGACATGACGGGCACAGCGCCCAAGGGGGCCAAGCGCGCTACGAAGATGTACGACGGGGTCGCCCAGGACGCCTTCCTCACCTGGCGGGATGGGATCATCGGCTGGTTCGTCGGCCCGGCCGTCACCAGTCGGGGGCCCGGCTGGCACAAGGCGGCGCTGGGCCGGATACCCGGCATTCCCTTCGAGCGGGCGCGGTCGCTTCGGGACAACGACCGGGTGAAAGGGTACTTGCAGGACTACACCGACGAGATGCGGTACGAGATCGACGCGGCGAAGTTCTACGATAGCGAGGGGGAATGGCTCCAGGACCTCGGCAGCGCCGGGACGGGCACGATCGTCGTGGAGGAGGCCATGCGGATGGACCGGGCGTCGCTCCGCGTCCCGCACCCCGGCCAATACTGGATCGCCCGCAATCGGGACGGCGAGATCGACGTGTACCACGAGCAGGTGACGATGACGGCGCGGGAGGCGTTGCAGCGGTACGACAAGCCGGGCGATACGCTGAACGCCACCGTCCGCCAGTGGGCGAAAGAGGCCGACGCCTCCCTGGCCGATTGCACGTTCCTACAGTGCATCTGCCCGGCGGATGAGCCGGGTATCTTCCCTCGCCGAATGACCTACAAGCCCTGGGCGCTCGTGACGATCCTGTACGACATGACGGGTGCGGGCGGCCGTGCGGAGCCGCAGCCGGTCCTGAACGACGCCCAGCGTCTGGTCCGCGTGGAGGGCATGGACTACTTCTCGCCCGCCGTCTGCCGGCTTCGGACGAACAGCGACGAGGTCTACGGCCGCTCGCCTGCGATGGACGTTATGGCCGTGATCGAGGCGTGCCAGGAGCACGGGTACAACCTGATGAACCTGGGCAACCATGCGGCGAACCCGATGCGGTTCGTGCCGGCGGAAAAGAGGCTGGACTGGAACTTCCGGCCCGGCGCGACGAATACGTACTCCCAGGAGAAGCGGATCGCCTACGGGTTCCCGATGGCTACGGAGTACCCTGTGGCCGTCGACCGGGAGGACAAGCTGCACCGGCTGATCTATTCCCGCTACGGGTACGACCTGTTCCGCATGATGCAGATGTACCAGGAGAAGCGGGAGCGCAATCAGGCGTACGAGATCGCCGAGGCGGCGGCCCAGCAGGCGCGGCTGATGGTGTCGCAGACGGGCAATATGTGGCAGGGCGGGATCGTGCCCGTCTACAACAACATCGCGTGGATCGCCTCCCGCAGCGGCCGCATGCCGACGGCACCGCCGGAACTCCAGGACCAGGTCGGTAAGGACATCGTTATCGTGGACCCGGTCAGTCCGCTGTCCCAGTTGCAGGAGATGGCCGCGATGGTCAGTCCGTTGCAGCAGGGGATGAACTTCCTTGCCCAGATCGCCGAAGTGGTCGGTCGGCATGTATCGCCGGAGATGGCCCGGCAGATCTACCACCGGGTGAACCTGCCGGACCTTGCGGAATTCGCGCTGGATAAGACGGGCTTCCCGAGGCGACTGATGCGGACGGACGGCGAGGTGGCGACCCTGGTGGAGCAGGATGAGCAGAGGGCCGCCGCCGCCGAGCAGGCCCGCAACGCGCGAGAGATCGCGGCGGCCTACGCGCAACTGGGCAAGCCCGTGGCGGGCAATAGTCTCTTGGCGGGAGTGGCATGATGGCGACGTGTATGATTCCAAGGGATGCGACGAAACAGGACCGGGTCCTGATGGCCTCGGCTACGCTGGACGCCATGATCCGCGAGATGGAACGGAAATCGAATGTGGCGAACCTTGCGACGCCGATGTTCATGGACCTCCCGATCATGTTCGATGAAACGATCCCGCCCAACGAGGTCTGGATCGTGACGCCGGAGGGCCGGGAGAAAGGGCGATACAGGGGCCTGCGGCGGATTACGAATATGGTCGGGAGTGGCGTGATGGGGATTGACCTCAGTGACCTCAGTGACCTCAGTGACGAACGAGAGACGAAATGGGCGTGACGCCGGAACAACGTGAGGCGATCAAGGCGGACTGGCAGACCTACATGCAGACCGGGCATGGCAGGGACACGCTCTACAAATTACTGGTGCTCCTCGGCACGTTCCAGGACGCCGACGTCCTGTACGAAGCGGCGCTGGATCGGCCGCAGTTGATGATGGGCGTGATCGAGGGGCTCATGGTACTCAAGAACCTGGGCATTCTGTTGGGCGACAACAGGCGGCGACTGATCGACCTGATGGCGCAATTGCCCATGCCCGAAATCGTTGTGCAAGGAGATGGAGAATATGGCAAAAGAGCGTGAGAGACTGATGGCCCTGGCCCGGCACCGTCAGGCCGACGTGGCGATCGAGTGTCCCGTGGCGATCAAGGAGTTGACACTGCGATTGCAGCCCTACCACGAGTTGAAGGACCCCGAGGGCCGGGTCTTCAAGGTCTGCGGAGTGATGGAGTGCGTCGCCCAGTTGGCCGGGATGACCCCGCTCATCGAGATCGAGGCGGACGTGGCCGTGCTGGACACGTACGGCGTGGCGGGCGAGATCGACGTAGGCATCCGGCCGGCGTTCGATAGCCTGATGACGGAGATCAAGCGGCAATACGTCGCTTACATGCAGACGAAACAGGAGAAGCCCGGCCAGACGGTCAAGCCGCTGCCCAGCGAGCGGGGCCTGGACATGGACCGCAGCGAGCGGATGCGGGCGATCAACGCCAGGCGGGCGGCGGAGCGGGCCGAGGCCAAGGCGGCGAAGGAGCAGGGGCAGGCCGATGCGGCGGGCGCAGAAGGCGGTGAGGCATAATGGCGATTGACTGGATCAACGACGATTTGACGTTTGCAGAGGGGTTCGAGCAGAACCTGCCGGCAGAGATTCGGGACTACGCCAAGGACGCCAAGGACCTGCCGGCCCTGCTCAAGCGCGGCGTGGATACCCAGCGTGATCTGCACAGCCGGATCAAAATACCGGACACGCCCGAAGGGAAACGCGAGGTGCTGAATAAGCACTTCAAGGACGTGCTCGACGCGGACGAGCAGGCCCGGCAGGCGGCGGCCGACAAGGCGGCCAAGGAGGCGGCCCGGACCGCCGAGACCGAGGCCCTCGAGACGGCGAAGAAGAAGGCGGACAAGGCGGCCAAAGACCTCAAGGAAAAGCACGGCGCCAAGTTCGAGCCGAACCTGGAACTGGTGCGCCGGGCGTTCCGCAGCGACTATCCGCCCCCGTGGATCAAGGAGGCCGTGGCCAAGGTGGCGGGCGTCGAGCTCGATAAGATCACCGACGAGCAGATCAAGCAGATCGTCATGACGGACCCGGCCGTGTTCGAGACCCTGCTGGCCATCGGCAACCTGACGAAGGACGGCCGCATGGAGCACGGGGACGGCGGGTCCAAAAAGAGCGACGAGTGCGAGCCGCGACAGCCGAACAGCCCGGAGCTCTACATCGGACTGCCACCCGGCGATCCGGTGAGGAAGTGGTTTGAAAATCGCGAATGGGACATGAGCGGCGCGGTCCCGGCGAAAATGGCCAAGTAGTTCTCTCGATAATTCGAGTTTCTCGGATTCCCCGATACTTCGGGCCTGAGTGCTTTTCCGGCAAAGTGCCGGACGCAACCCGGCGTGAAGGTAGCGGGCCTGTCACGTGACAGATTCCTCGCGAGATAGATGCAACGTGAATCTCGTTTTGAGGAGACTGTCCTATGGCAGGCAACAGTTTGAATTCACAGTACAACTTCAGCACGATCATGGGGCAGTTCGCCCCGGACCAGAAGACGCTGATGCCGTACATCGACGGCATGGTCGAAATGACCCCCCTGCTCGCCGACTTTCCGGTCCGCGAGGCCATGTTCATCGACCAGGACATGGTGAACCGCTGGACGCAGTACCCGGTCCCCTACTGGCACAAGCTCGGGGAGGGCCTCACGGCCACGATGGGTCACCAGGACCAGATGTTCGAGTCGATGGGTATGCTCCGCAATCAGATGCGGATCAACGTCGAGACCCTCAAGAAGGTCCCCGCCGGCGGCCGCGAGAGCTGGATGGCCCAGCAGGAGCGCGGCTACTTCGAGGGCATGAGGCAGGAGGTCGAGAACACCATAGTGTACGGCAAGAAGGGCTCGGCGCCGGAGGAGTTCGACGGCCTGGACGTGCGCTGCGCCGCTATCGCCGACAACAGCGTGTTCGACAACGGCGGCTCGGACTCGGGCAACCTGACGACGGTCTGGCTGATCCAGCCGGACGTGAACGAGTGCTGCCTGATCTTCCCCAAGGACGGTCAGGGCGGCCTGCGGCGGATCCCCAAGGGCGTCCACCAGATGTCCACGGACACCGACGCGACCGGCAGCGTGGAGAGCACCAAGGCGTACGCGGAGTTCGCCCTGACGAATTTCGAGTGGGACCTGGGCCTGTGCGTCCATGACACCCGCCGGGTCAAGGCGGTCCGCAACGTCCACAAGACGATCAAGCACGCCAACGAACTAGACGTGGACATCCTGATCCAGGCGAAAAACAGTTTCCGTACGACCGGGCAGATCTACGCCTACATGCACCAGGACGTGGCCTCGTCGCTCCAGATCCAGATCAAGGACAAGGGCAACGTCTGGATGAACCCGACGACCCCGTTCGGCGAGCCGACGGTGTACGTGCTGAACATGCCGATTCGGATCAGCGATGCGATCCTGCTGACTGAGACCACCGTGAGCTAACAACCCCTGCGCGGCCGTTTGGGCCGCAGATTGTGAGGTATGGACTATGCAATTCGAGAAACTTTGGGAATTTGCCGATGCCACGTCGATGCCGAACGCCGCCGCATTGACGCTCGGCTACATCGACCTGACGAGCGACTATCTGATGGATTGGCGGAACACCGGCGTGGACCTGTGGTTCGTCATTACCTGCAACACGGAGCCGTCGGCCGGGACGAGCCTGGCCGGCTCCGTCTACGTGCACACCGGCGTGGACGTCAAGGACGGCACGGCCCTGATGACGGGCCGGGCCATCCCGATCGCCAACATGTCGGAGAACGCCCAGGACTACGGGCACGTCCTGTTCTCCTGCCCGGTCCGCGCCGTGATGGCGATGATCAAGAACTCCGAGTTCGCCGGTAGCAGTTGGGACACGATCGGGCCGGTAGTCACGGCGGTCGGGGACTGCTCCAGCGGCATCGTGGATGCCTACCTCCGTGTCGGCCCACCGGAGGTCTACTGCGGCAAGACGCCGACCGTCAGCAACGTGTAGGCACAAGGCAACGCCAAGATCAGGATATGGCGGGGCCCCAATGCGGGCCCCGCCGTTGCCGAACCATTTCAGATCACAAGGAGCGTACTATGAAACTCAAGCAATGGATTCTTTTGGCGGCGGTCCTGCTGCTTTGTTCAGGGACATCGAACGCCGCCTTGACGAACAGCTCGGACGATTTCAATTTCAACACCACGCGGCTGTTCAGCCGCAATGGGCAATTCCACCTGTGGGCGGCGGAGATGGAGGACTATCTCGACGGGACCAGTTACCCGGACGGCATCAAGCTGGGCGACGTGTACTGGCAGAAGACCGACACGCTGCCCGCCTCGGCGGTCGAAGGGGCGATGTACTGGGACGACTCGGACAACATCATCAAGGTCCACAACGGCACAACCTGGATCAGCCTTGGGGCCGGGACGTTCACCGGGGGCAATATCTCGGCCGATGTCGATCTGAGTAACGGCGTGGACATCCAGTCCAGTACCACCACGGCCCATACGAACAGCATTCAGGGCTATGCGGACGCCGGGGCCTATAAGGACGTGCTCCGCTGGACGAACGGGGCGGCCGTGACGGCCGTTCTCGGGGCGTCGGACGTGGTGTTCTCCCTGGCCTCGACGGGCCTGGACATCTCGATGGCCGGCGTCATTACCAACGCGGCCGGGATCACCAATACCGGCGTCCTTACCTCCGCCGGCGGCGCAACGAACCTCAATACGAGCGGTTCGGACGCCGTGAACGTCGGGACGGGGACGTATACGGGGGCACTGACACTCGGGAACAACTCCAGTTCCACGGCGATGGCGTCCTCGGCATGGGATATCTCCACGGCCGGGGCGATGAGCGGGTTCTCTTCGCTCAGTCTGTCCGGCGATATCACGATGGCCACCGGCAAGGGCTTGAAGTCCTCCACCACCACGGCAGAAAGCGTGGGAGTCTACGGATACGACGTGGGCGCCGGGTACGTAGGCGCTCTGGTCATAACCAATTCCGCTACCCCAGCGACCGTGCTGGGCAATACCAGCGGCACTACCGCGATCTCCTCAAGCGACTGGACGATCTCCACGGCCGGGGCGATGGCCGGGATCGGTGCTATCACTGCCGATGGACTGTTCACGGGGACCGGCGGTCAGACCCTGACCGGTACGGTGTCGATCAACGATTCGGCGACAACCTCGACGACCAGTATCGGCGGCGGGACGACCACTGGGGCTATTACTGTCGGCGGCACAGGCACTCAGACTATTAGTGTCGGTACTGGGGCGGGGATCAAGACCGTCGCCGTGGGCAGTGCCAATACGACCAGCACCACGACGATCCTCGGCGGCGACAACGGCGTCAATATCAACGTGGACGCCCTGGACAATCCCACCAACATCAACACGGGAGTCAATACCGGCACGGTGACGATCGGCGGCACGGGCGCCCAGACCATCGATATCGGGGCCGGGGGCACCGGGGCCAAGACGATCACCATCGGCGACAACAGTACGGCGACCTCGACGGCCATCATGGGCGGCTCCGGGGATATCACCCTGACCTCCTCCGACGACATCAGTCTCGTGGGCGCAGCGGGCTCGCTATTGAATATCGGGGCCCACGCCGGCGGGGTGGCCGTCCACATCGCCGACGACGACAGCAACGCGGACACGATTAGCATCGGCTCGGCGAAGGACACGGCGACCCTCGCCGGCATCTCCGTCACCGTCGGAAGTACCGGGACGACTTCGGCCACGGTGATCCAGTCGGGCTCCGGCGAAGTCAAGATCAACGAGTCGAACAATCAGCCGGTGAGTATCGGGACGGGTACAGGTACAGGGACCGTCACGCTCGGCGGTACTGGAACACAAGCCATCGATATCGGCAACGGGGCGGGCATCAAGACCGTCGCCGTGGGCTCCAATACGACGACCTCCGCAACGACGATCCTTTCCGGTACGACCGCCGGGGCCCTGGCCCTCAATGCCAGCGCCGGCGGGGCTGTAACCAATATCGGGACGGGGACCACAACGGGGACCGTGACTGTGGGTGGCACGGGTACACAGGCCATCGCCATCGGCAACGGGGCGGGCATCAAGACCGTCGCCGTGGGCTCCACGAACACTACATCGGCCACGGTCATCAGTTCCGGCAGTGGCGATTTGGATATCAACGGCGGCGGTGCGGTGGATGTCGATGCCGTTACCACGTTCGACGTTCTGGCCGGCGGGGCCTTCTCCATCGACGGCTCCAATGCAGCCAGCAATATCTCGCTGGTTACGGACAGCGCCGCCGACGACTTCACCATCGGCCTGACCGGGGCGACGAACTCCAGTATCCTTCTGAGTTCCACGGGCACGGGCGCCGACGCCATTGGCCTTACAGCCACGGCGGGTGGGATTAGCGCCACGGCAGCCGCCGGAGCGATTGCCATGTCCGGCCTGACCGGCCATACGATTACCTCGACGGCCGTCGCCGACGGCGGGAAGGGAACGACCCTATCCGGCACGATTGCCGGGGCCACCGCCTCTGAAGGCGTGGGCGCCTACGTCGAGGGCAATATCACCGGCAACGTAGACGGCAAAGTCTATGCCTTTGGAAGCTGGCTCAATATCACCGGGACCTGCACGCCGACGGATGGACCCGACGCCATCTTCTCCGGTGCGGATATCGGCATCTACGTCGCCGCCGACCCGGAACTGGCGAACGCCAAGCTCCGCGTGCTGAACCTGGAGTATCAGGTCCATGCCGACGCGGCCCCGATCAACGATACCACGTCGATGATCCACTTCAACGCCGATTCCGGCGGTGACGTGCCCGACTACCTGTTCACGTTCGGCAACTCGGACGCCGCTGTCTACACGGCCAACGCGACTCATACGGCCGCCGCGACGGACAAGGTCGGGGCCATCAAGATCAGTATCACCGGCGCAGTCGCCGATGGTTACATCTACGTGTACTCCCATCCGGGACAGTAAGGAAAGGACTGTGGACATGACAAGGAGAGCACTGACGGGGATCGTGCTGCTGCTCGTAGCGACAGCGGGTTGTTCCGTGACGTTCGACCCATCGAACCCACAAGCCAAGGCGTTGCGTGAGACGAAACAACGGATCGCGCAGTATCAGATCATCAAACAGGAGCAGGAATTGACGAGGGACATCATAGCCCTTCAGTTGGAAGTAGCGCAGCTCAAGCTCAAGGCGCAGGCCCCGCCCGTAATCCAGGGCGAGTTCGTGCCGGCGGACAAGCTGCCGCCCGACGTGAAGGACAGATAGACAGTGCTTCCTCCTCCTTTGCACGCGGGCAGTGCGGCGTGACGCACCGCACTGCCCGCAACGATGGACCGGTGAGATATGGGAACTGATCAGGTATCCATTTGCAACATGGCCTTCGGCCTTCTGGGCGACCTGGGCAAGGTGAAGCGGCTGACCGCGTTCACTCGGGTCGGCTGCGGGAACAACCCGGTGCACCATGCGGCGCTGGACTTCTACGACACGGCGAAAGAGCAGATGCACGCCATGATGGACTGGCGCAGGGCCCGCAAGATCAAGGCCCTGACGATGCACGCCGATCCGCCGGTAGTCAGCGGACTGTGGAGCTACAAGTACGTCCGGCCGCCGGACGCCCTTCTCATTCGCAAGCTGATCGATGTCAGCGGCACGGAGTACGAGTGGGACCAGGGCAACGAGGAGCGGGTGGCCAACGGGCGGACGTTCGACGACGAGTACCTGTACGCGAACGCGACGGACCTCTATGCCTGGTACGCCATCCTGATCGGCGAGGACCGGTACATGCCGGGGATGGCGCAGCTCCACGCCCTGGTCCTGGCCGACAGCATCGCCATGACGGCGACGGGTAAGGAAGGGACGGGCATGGCGATCTCGGCCAAGCTGCACCAGCGGATGGAGACGCTGTGCATGGGCCTGGCGGCCCAGGAGGGCTACGTGGCGAACGAGGGCGGCGAACACGCGATGACGAAACTGTTTTGATTCGAGCGAAAAGGTGATTCGATGACTAGGGCAGCGGCGGGCGGCGAGAGGAACGGGACGTTCATGCGGGTGGCCGTGTGCATCATGGCGGCGATCACGTTGATATCGACGGGCGTGGCCGTCAGTTCCTCTACCAGCCTGTTCGATGCCAGAGGAACGATCCTGGCGATAGATGAGCGGGGCACCAAAAAGGCGGTCGCTCTGGAGGCCCGCATAACCGTGCTGGAGGAGACGGTGAAACCGCAACTGGCGGGCATTCAGGTGACGCTAAAGGAGATTCAGCAGCAACTCATAAGCCTGCAAACCAAAGGGACTATCAGGAGCCCGAACCCATGAGGGACGACCCGCTCAGTCTGTGGGTAGCGCGGCATCCGTTGTGGTTCATCGCGGCGACGGCGGGCGCGATCGGCCTGCTGGCGATAGGGATGAAACTGATTACAGGAGTTTGACGTGATTGCGATTGCCATATTGGTATTGGCGAGTCTTACCGGGGGCCCCGGTGAGTGCGTACCAGTGGGCGTGGACCCGGCTACTGTCCCATTCGTCATCCCGGCGGGCACGATCGAGGGCCTGCTCCTGTGTCCGGACCCGAACGATCCGAACAACTGGCACGCCCCGGTGGGCAAGTTCAATCGCGCAGGCCGATGGTGCGATGAAGATCGCGATGCAATCGTTGTCCGGGTCAAGTCATCCTCTACGCCTGGAGCGAGTGCGACCCTGAACGGTGAACGCTGGTTGCTTGTCGGCGACGTAGCTCCAGGCTTAAACGTATTCATCATAGAGGCCGAGGATGTGCGGTCCTACGGCGATTCGCTGATAAGCAATTGGACCGTACTCGTATGGGGCGATCTGCCGCCGAACCACAAACCTGTCCTCTATTGATTGAAGGGTTTTGAAGATGTTGGAGCAAAGAATCGACCACGACGACCTCAGCGGCGCGCTGGCATGGAGGGTACTGGCATGAAACGAATCGGCGTACTTTTTCTCCTGGCCTGTGCGGCCTGTTTTGCCGCAGGGTATCAGTGTGGCGTCATGCGCCAGCAGCTTCGCACTACGGCCAAGCTCGTTGCGATTTGCAATCTGGCAGTGGAGAACTTGGAAATTCCCGGTCAGGAAGCGCGGGCAGAGATGCTGCTGTACCTGTGCGAGGAGATGAGAAAGGATATACCATGAACCGAATCCTCTTCATCATCGTGATCGCGCTCCTGCTGATCCTGCTGATGGCGGGGACGGGGTGGTGCGGTGAAATTGTTGGAG